AGGTGCTCGGGAAGGAGCAGCAGGAAGCCGTCAAGAAAGCCGAAGATCTTTAAAAAGTGCTCAAGGAAGAGCGCGACAAGCAGCTGCGTAAGGAATTTGTTCAGAAGGCTGCGACCGAGTTTGTCAACCTGCCTACCAAGCCGGAGGAGTTCGGCCTAGTGCTCAAAGGCCTGGCCGAGAAGGCGCCGGAGGAATACACCAAGCTTGAGGGCGTGCTAAAGGCAGCCAATGAGGCCATTGAGAAAGGCGCGCTCTACGCCGAGATTGGGCGTGGCGGTATGCCTGCTGGTGATTCTGCTGTTGCTAAGGTTGAGGCTATGGCAGCCGGACTGGTACAGAAGGATGCTAACCTGAGCAGGATGGATGCATTGACCAAGGTGTTAGCTGAGAACCCGCAACTGTATAACGAGTACTGTAAAGAGACTGCGGTAAAAGTTTAAGAAGGAGGTAGATGATAATGGCTGTAGAACAATGCGTATTTGACATCAGTGCAAAGGCTGAGAATGATCTGAGTTCAAATCAGTATTATTTTGTTGAGCTGAGTGCTGCTGACCAAGTGGATGTCTGCGATGGTGCTACTGATAAAGCTATCGGCGTGTTACAAAATAAGCCTACGGCTGGCCATGCGGCACAGGTGAGGGTACTGGGTATTAGCAAAGTTGTGTCTGACGGCTCAGGTACAGCGATCGCCGTTGGCGACTATGTTGGCACTGATGCAAATGGCAAGGCTGTTAAGAAGGCAACTGACAAAGATTTTATTACTGGTATTGCGCTTGACGCCTCGTCTGCCGACGGCACGGTTATCCGTGTGCTATTGACTGGACCGTTTACGCTGAGCACAACTTAATTTTGGTAAAATTGGAAAAGGAGTGATTAATAATGCCAAACCCTGTGGCAAGTACTTTACATGTTGATCAACTGTTAACCAATATTTCCATTGGCTATAAGAACCCTGAATATATCGCCGATCAGATCTTTCCGATTGTGCCGGTGCAGAAGCAATCCGACATCATCCCGCAGTATGACCAGTCTCACTGGTTTCGGGATGAGGCCAAGCTGCGTGCGCCTGGTACGAAGTCTGCTGGTGGTGGGTGGAAAGTGACTACTACTGCTAAGTATTTCTGTGATCGGTTTTCGATTAGGAAAGAGATTGATGATGAGACCAGGAAGAATGCGGATGCGCCGTTCAACCTTGACCGGGACGCCACTGAATGGGTGACGGACAAAATCCAGATGCGGCGCGAGGTCGCATTTGCCACTGACTTTTTCACAACTAATGTTTGGGATACGGACAAGACCGGCGGTGTTGATTTTACTGTCTGGAGCGACTACGCCAACTCTAGCCCACTAACTGATTTGGATTCCTTCAAGGATACAATTGAAGCTTCAATTGGACGTGAACCTAATGTGCTAGTTCTGGGTAAGCAGGTTTGGTTAAAGCTGAAGTGGCATCCGGACCTGATCGACACCATCAAGTATACCCAGAAAGGGCAACTTACACTTGACCTGTTCAAAGCTTTAACGGAGTTCGAGAAAGTATTAATCGGCCGGTCAATTTACACCGCTTCTGCTGAGGGTACTGCCGAGGCTTCAGTATCGTACAGCCGCATCTGGGGCAAGAACGCTCTGATGATCTACGTGCCGGCGCGGCCTTCGCTGCTAACGCCTGCTGCTGGTTACACCTTTGTTTGGCAAATAGTAGCTAACGCGCTCCAGTACATCAAGCGCATGCGTGATGAAGAACGTGAAGTGGATATCATTGAGGCAAATACCTACTTCGACCAGAAAGCAACCGGCACCAATGCCGGACTCTTTATGAGTGGGGCGGTGACATAATGGCTAAAAGGTACTGGGCCAGACGACCGTTTACTTATGCTGGCCAAGAATTAGATCGAGGGCAGATTACTGAGCTCGTAGGCGCACGGAATGACGAAAAACTCGTGCGCCTCGGCTACTTTGCCCCTGTTGAGAGGAAGGCTGAAATCTACAGATGTGCCCTCTGTGGGGCTGAGTTCATCAGTTATGCAGAGCGGGAGTACCATGGTAACAAGCAACACTCTGGCAAAGTCTTGACGCCGGAGGAGGAAGACAGGCGGTTGGAGCGGGAGGAGCGGCTGATGGAGGAACTTGCTCCTCTAAACGTTTAAAAAGCCAGAGCTTAAGGGGGGCTGAAAATGAATAGGTTTACGAAAGGCACTGGGCTGTTCGGTGCCTTTACATCAAAAAGCATTGTGGGAAAAGCTGGCGGCGGAGCTGGGCTACAAGTAACACTGGGTCAGGATGACAGCGTGGCCTTGACTGGCACGTTGCGAGGGATCTATGTGACAGCCACAAATGGACAGACCGCCGCAACTGGAACTATTCGTGGCGCTGAAATTAAGGCTCGCGCTGCTACGCCTGGAAATATCGGAGCTAACGTGGCAACAATTGAAGGCATTTCAATTAGTGTTGATGCCAAGAATAAGACTGTTACTAGCCTGCGTGGTATGGAAATCAGCCTGGATGGCGCTGCTGGAGGAGCTTCAACTACTGCTGTTGGTGTGCTCATTTCAAACAATTCCAGCGCAACACAGACCAAGAGTTATGCCATCGATATCAACTCCGGTACGGCAACTGGTCATAAGGCGTTTACTGCGGATATCCGTTTACAAAATGGTGAGACAATTGATAACGCGACCGACGGGGTTGTAACTATTACCTCTACATTGACAGCTGTTTCGGGGTCATTAATGTTTACTCCTATATCAGCTCCTTCGACCCCGGCTGAAGGTTGGGTGTACTATGACTCCTCAGCGAAAAAGTTAAAAGTCTATAATGGTACAGCCTGGGAAACCATCAGCAGCAGTAGCTAGGCGGTGAATTAGGTGATCACTTATAAAATGTTATCTGAGAGGTTGGCGAAGCTGAAAGCCGAGCGTGAACAGCTCCTCGCCAACCTCAATGCTTACAATGGGGCGATCCAGGATTGCGAGTACTGGTTGAAGCTAATTGACCAGCCAGAGGAAGCCGAGGTGACGCCTGATGGCCCAGAGATTACTGAGTAGTTTTTTAGGCGGTGAGTTAGATGACGTGGAGCTACGATATGAGTACGAGCCTGACTGATAAAGACAAGGTGCGCTTTTACATCGGAGATACTGATACAAATGACCAATTGTTACAAGATGAGGAAATTAACTTCCTCCTGACGGAGACGTCCAATATTCTGCTAGCAGCAAGCCATGCCGCCAAAGCACTGGCCGCGAAATTTTCCCGCCAGGCTGACAAGACCGTTGGAGACTTGCGCATCAGTCTCAGCCAAAAGGCGCAGACCTATATGGCTCTAGCTGCTGATCTAGAAATACGTGCTTTGACTTCATCGGCCTATCCAACCTGGCAGGAGCCGGAAGAAGATGCGCGGTTTGAAATAGGTATGATGGAGAATGATTCCGTATTAGTTGACGAGGATGATAGCTGATGGCGCTGGAACAAGATTTCTTAGAGTGGTTCAACCAAACGATTACACTGGAGCCGTTTACCGGCGTCAATACCTACGGTGAACCGCAATATGGAACTGCTGTTCAGTATTCTGCTTTTGTCCAGCGCAAGACGAAGTTGGTGCGGGACAGGATAGGACAGGAAGCTGTTAGCACATCGCAGGTTTACCTAAACGGTACGGTAAATGTGGATATCCAGGACAGAATTACCTTGCCAGACGGAAGCCGGCCGGTGATTTTGTCAATAGAAGCGCTCCCTGATGAAACGGGGAACATACACCATAAGGTGGTGAATACCTGATGAGCACGGCGACTATAAAGACTGCGAATGGCTACGATAAAACGCAAAATGCATTTGTGTTCTTAGATCTCTTATGTAAACATTGTCTAGATGGCAATGTTTACCACGGATATGTGAAGTATACGATTGACGCCGAGGCAACTGAATATCTGCAGATAAAAACGACTTCTAGTTCCGTATGTTTCATAGTTGATTCTGTCGTGACTGATGGAGATAAAATGACGCTGAAAATGTACGAAGGGCCAACTGTGACGGATGGATCATCTACTGTTGCGCTGATCAACCGTAACCGTACCAGCTCGAACACATCGTCCGTAGATGCTTACTCTAACCCATCAGGAGTTTCTGGTGGTATTCAGATTGACGAGTTCTACGTTGGTGGGACTGTAGGGCAAAAAATTGTCGGAGGTGACGTAATCGCAGGACAGAAACCACTAATACTCAAGGACAGCGAAGATTATATCATTTCAATCACTAATGACGGTTCTGCGAGCAGCACAATACTAATACGATTTTCGGTTGTAGAAGGCGTAGGAGGTTAGGTAGCATCTGATGAAGATAACAGTTGAGGTCAAGGGCACAAAAGAACTGCATCGCGTCCTGGAGAAGTTGGGTAAGCGAGCACAGGCTGAACTAGGTAAGGCACTGTATGCTGAGGCAGAACTGATCATGACTGAGAGCAAGAAACAGGTACCGGTGGATACTGGGACGCTGAGAAGTACTGGCTATGTTGATCCCCCAGAAACCCAAAAAGATCTAGTTGAAGTTGAGCTCGGTTATGGAGGCCCTGCTGCACCTTACGCTGTTGATGTACATGAACGAACAGAATGGCATCATAAGCCACCGACTAAGGCAAAGTATTTGGAGGACCCTGTTAAGACGGCAGTTCCAAAATTGCCTGGAGCACTAGCCAAGCGTCTGAGGAAGGTCATTAAGTAAGGAGGGGTGGCAAGATGAACCCTGCTTTGGATGTGGCAAACTATCTGGAAAATCAGTATGCGAAGGAGGAGCAGACGGTGGCTTGTGACTTGGTTGGTTATGAGCAGTTCCGCGTAGGCACAAATATTTTTGTTGGCCCCCCCCGACCCGCCTCCCAATATGTTCCTAAAAATTCAATCTTTGTCCTTGGCACCGGTGGCTACCCTCCCCAAAGAGTGCTTCAGACTTCAACGGAACTCAAACGTCCTAGCGTACAGGTCAGGGTCCGGTGGAGCAGTTATGAGGCTGGGCTCGCTAAAGCGGAAGCTGTATATGATACTTTAGAGTCGCTAAAGCGGAAGCTGTATATGATACTTTAGAGTCTGCAGACATTTCCGGCTACCTGGATGTTGTGGCTGATCAGTCAGCACCTATTTTCCTAGGGCTAGATGAAAATAACAACTATGAGTGGAGCTTGAACTTCACCCTTACCTTCCAAACTTAGGGGGGAGTGTCTTTTGCAGGAATACGTGTATGTATTAGATGATTTCAAGGCCATTTGTAAAAAAGCAGGATTAGATACACAGAGTGTTTATGAAATACGTGCTACTCCAACCGAGGTTACTTTTTACTGTTATGATCTCAAAAATGGTAGACCATATCTTGATGAACAAAAAGATGAGATAGTTAAACTACCCCCAGTGAGTTTAAAAGTGAGGTGAGCTAGTTGGCTTTCAAACACGGCAGCAATGCGCGGGTATACGTAAATGGTTACGACCTGAGCGCATACCTGAAAAACTTTTCAATATCCGGCGAGGCGGAAACACATGATGTAACGACATTTTCAGCAACAGCAAAGAACTATATTGCAGGGCTGAAAGATGCAACCCTAAGTGCAGACGGTGTTTTTGACGGTGACACCGGAGCGGTGGATGAAATTATGCAGGCAGCTTTGGGGCAGGATACCAGCGTTTGGACATACTTCCCGCAGGGAGAGAGTGCAGTTGGTGACACTGGCTACGGCTTTAATGCAGTAGAAACAAGCTATGAAGTAGAAACACCTGTTGACGATGTGGCCGCAATTTCAGCAGAAGCACAGAGCAAAGTGGGGCTGGAAAGGGTCTTGACCTATCACCCCCTGGGGCAAGAAACAGAATCGGGGAATAGCACCAGCATTGACAACAGTAGTAGTTCCTCAAATGGTGGGGTAGGTTATCTACAGGTAACCGGACTAGAAGGTGCTGCACCTACGCTGGATATAACAATCCAGCATTCGGATGATGATGGTGGTACTGACCCCTGGAGTGCAATATGCACTTTCACACAGGTAACGGAGGCAAACAGCAGCGAGAGGAAAGTAATAACAGGCACAGTCAAGAGGTATACCCGTGCGGTATGGACGTTTGGCGGGACGATCACGAGTGCAACCTTCTGCGTTGCATTTGGAAGAAAGTAAAGGAGGAATGAACAATGTCGTTTTCCCACGGTTCTACGGCAGTAATAAAGTTTGGTACTTCGGGAGCGACCAGCACACCTACTGATATTTCAGCCTATGTTAAGAGTGTTTCCTTCCCAGAAGAAGCGGAAACGCACGAAACTACAACTTTAGGCGCAACAGCAAAAAGTTATATTGCTGGGCTGAAAGATGCTACAATCAGCATTGACGGCGTGTTTGATCCCACTGTAGACGAACACTTGAACGGTATTCTAGGACTGGAAGTAGCTTTTGAATATGGACCGACGGGTGAAACCTCCGGCAACGTGAAATACACCGGGAATTGTATTTGTACCAGTTATGAAGCTGAGACGCCTGTTGACGATGTGGGGACTTTTAGTTGTGAATTCCAGGTGTCTGGAAATATTACCCGTGGAACTTATGCTTAAAAAGTGCGGTTATTAGTTTTTGTACAGGGAGGAGGTTATTTGTCAAGAGCGATAAATGAAGTAGGAAAAAGATATGGCAAGCTGATTGTGATTGAGAAAGCTGGGATCGACAAGTATGGCCAGAACTTATGGCTGTGTCGATGTGAATGTGGAAATAAAACAATTGTACGAGGTTATCTTTTACGCAGTGGGCGCACTAAAAGCTGCGGCTGTCTCGTAAAAAAATACTGGATAAAAGAAGGCGACAAATATGGCAGGCTTACCGTAATAGAAAAGGCGGGAAAGGACAAGCACAATCGAACATTATGGAAATGTCAGTGTAAATGTGG